CACTGTGCGTGGTCGTTTCCAATCGGGGTAAATCGTGGCCAGTTAGCGCCAGTTCGCTAAAACCCTTATGGGATATAGAAAAGGGGGAGACGGGGGCTTCTCTTGTTTCCCCAAAAAAACGCTGTGCGTGTTGAGGCTCGGAATTCCTTGCTGGCATTGGGTTTGCGTTTTCTATTTTGCCGGCGTCTCGAGCAGCGCGGTATTTGTTACCACGTACTGCGTTGCATTTACGGCAACTGCTTACCATGTTTTCTAGTGAGTTATCGCCGCCTCGGTCTACTTCTATTAAATGATCTGCTTCACTTGCCGGCATACCGCACCAATGACAAAACGGGTTTTCTGCTAGCAGTATGCGTTTGTTTTTTTTGTAGTCGGCTTGGCCTCGAGGTCTTGGGCCTTCACGTTTGCTAGGCATTACTCACGCGCCTACGGCTTGTGCTAGCGCGGCGCTTGCGCGCCTTGCTGTCGGTGTTGGTTGGTTACTTATCATGTCGGGCTAATCCTTGTGTGTATGTTTGTTATGTGTATGTCAATGCTTACACCATGTAAAGCCTAATGCGTTAAAGCCCCACCCACGGGGTTGCCCTAACCCGTACCCACTAACTACTTATTGGCTGATTATGTTTACAGCCTGCCGCGCCATTGGCCCGGTCATTTCGTCAAGCATGATTACGGGCATAGCGCACTACCTACGTTGCCGTATGTTCCCAACTACCGTGCAACGGGCTTAGGGCTTGGCTAGTCCTAGACGCTTACGCGCTGGCTAGAAAACGTATAATTACTGGCAACTGGTTAGGCCGCCACACTTGCACAATGACGCCGGCAAGGTCTAAACGCTCGAGCCAACGCTCTTGTGTTTTGCGAACTACGCCCACGTCTGTTTTAAGTTCTGCGAAAACTAGCACACCCCTGCTATTAAGTAACACAAGATCGGGGAACCCGCTATCGCCTTGTATGTGTGTAGCCCATTTACCGCGCCTGTTCATTGCTGGTAGGTCATGGTGAACTAGCCAGCCGTAACGCGTGGCAATTTCTATAACGCTGTTCTTAAATTGCGCTTCAAGCATGCCCATTGGTTGCCTCGTAATGCTTGTGTATTGTTTTTGCCCAAATGTCATTAGACAAATGTTCAGTAGCCCAACGCAAATGGCTTACCACTTTGTCTTTGCCTAGGTAATCGGCTGTGTGTTGCATTTCCTCAATGAGGCGCACCATGCGAGTAAGTAGTTCTAGTTGCTGTTCTATGTTCATTTGCCCTGCCTCATCATCACTAAAACGGTTAGCCAAACGCCAATAATTATGCCAATCACGTTAAACGCTGCATAAATCATTAGTCGGCCTTGCTACTTGGCAGGTTTTTTAACGCGTCAATAACTTGCGTGGCTTGCTCGGGGTTTAATGTCTCGAGCGTTACCGCGTCGCTGTCCAACGTGGCTGCAATATAATCGTGTAACGCGGTTTCATCAAACCCGGCACCCTTTGCCAATGACTTAATAAAATAAACTTGTTTTTGGCTGGCCTGTTTAGGGTGCGTGTTGGTTGCTGTTTCGCGTCGGATTGGGGCTATTTGCGCGTCGGGTTTTTTAGGGTCTTGCCGCGCTTCAATCTCGTTTTTGCTTGCAATACTTTTGTTTATTCCAAACCCCATGTAACCCAACGCGCGCCCTAACGCGCTAGTCATACCTACCATGAATTCACTATTTTTGGTGTATGGCGTTTTGCCCGGGTATGGCTCGGCAGCGGTAGCAATGCTTGGTAGCGGGTCTGTATCGTCGCGCCAAACGGTAACGGTGCAACGGTAAAAAGTTGAGCCGTCGGGCATAGTCACTACCTCTGCGCTGGTTTCTTGTATGCGTAGATCGGGGTAACGCTTTAATGCCTCTGCCAAACGTGTTGGTACATCTACGTAATTGTCAATGTTAAAAGCCATTAGCGCCAATCCTTTTTACATATGCCGGGGTGATAATAAAGGGTGCGATCATGCGTTCTACTCGCTTTATATGCGTAAGTAGTAACGCCACATTTAGGGCATTTTCTCATTGTCGGGCGCTTTCTATTAGTCGGGTTTATTTAATTATTTATAGCACATTGGTATAACACGGTTGCGGGCAACATGTCCATTGGCCATAAATCCTCTTGGCGCATGGCGTAACACGGCCCCGGTAGATCAGTAGCCCAACGGCCCGGCGTATTGCAGCGTTTAAGGTTTGACCAGCCGGCAAGGTTCACGGTAAACGTGTCTTGGTCAATGATCGCCAAAATATATAAACCTTTTTTGTCGTCGGCATGGGTTAATAGTCGCCCCGTGGCGTGGTATGTCGAGCGCACTTCATAGCCGGCCACGTCGTTGGCGGTTATGTCGTATGGCTTAAATTTGTATTCAACACCTAAATAGGCGGCTAAAGCCTGTTCGCCATAGCACCCGCGTAGCCAACGGTCGTACGTTGTACTTGGCACATATAGGCGTTTTTGTACCATTTTTTTTACTTCGCACTCCATGGTTTTTTTGTAGGCAATGTCTCGAGCGTTGAATATTTGTTCGGGGGTTAGTTGTATTGCCACCATGGTTAGCCGCCTAATGCTTCGATTGCCTCGCTAACGGTTTGCCAGCCTGTTGCGTCGCCGCTTAGGTCTAGGTCAGTTGCAATACGTTTTAGCCGGGCTATTAGGTCTGCGTGCTTGGGTTTGTAAGGGATATGGGCGGGCCTGCATATTTCGTCTATGAGATCAAATACGGCCATTTGGTGTTTTGCCATTGCGTTTGCTGTTGGGTCTAACATGCGTCGGGTTTCCTCACTTAGTCCGTAATCGGGGTAGGGCTGTTCTTGCATTTACTTTGCTGTTTTCCATGGTAGCCAACCGCTGTTACGCCATATTGCCACCATGGCACGCGTGTTAATGGTTGGGTCGAATAGATCGCTGCACGTTTCTACAATGCCTTTAGCCTGCAACCAGCCGGTAGGCCAATACTGGTTAGGTTGGCACCAATAGCCGTTAATTTGGTAAATGGAATAACTACCGCCGTTTGTGTCGTAGGCGTTATATGCGTCGCTTGTGCAGCGGCTTTCACGTACAGCCACTTTTAGCGCGGTTTCTAACTGATCTTGCGGTAAGCCCTCGGCTAACGCCAGCGCGGCTACCTGCGTGCATGTGTTCACGTATGGGGGCAATGTGGTGGTAGTGGGTGGGGTTGCCTCGTAAACGGTTGTAGGGCTTACGGGGCGGTCGGGTGCGCTAGTAGGTGACGCTGGTAGGGCTAGCGCAATTCCAGCGGCGCAAATAGTAAATAGCGCGCTAAACGCAACTTTAAGGCTAAATGGGTTCACAATTTCTCCAATGTGTAGGGCGTTTGCCACGTACCGCCGGCAACGGTCTTAAACGCAATTTGGCTATGCAATACGTCGAGTGTGTCGGGGTTTCTAAAAATTTGTACTAACACTTGCTGGCCGTTTTCTAATCTGCCTACAAATGCTTCATAGATAAAGGTTTGTAGTTCGGTCATGCGCTGTAAGCCTCTTTTCGTCGGTATGAAAACGGTAGTAGGCGCGTGTTACGCGGTGGGGGATACTGGCGCAATTCCTTGTAGGTATTGGGTTACCGCTGGCGGTACTTTATCTCCGGGCCAGTAAAACCAATGCCACGGCTCGGCGGGCATTACTTCTAGTGACCAACCAAAACGCGGCCCATGTTCGCACATAAACTCAAACGTGGCGCCCGACATGTTGGCAAAATCACAAGCCAAAGCGAGGTTATGCCGGCTGGTACCGGGTACGGCCATTGGCGCATTGCCCGGCTTTAGGTAATAGTTTTTGTTTTCGTACACTCGAGGTTTAACGCCGTCTATTGGTGCTAGTTGGTAGCGCGCTAAAAACCCTTTGCGTTGTAACGCAATGCTGCGGTATGTGTCACCCGCGCTAGTTGGCTTAAATTGTTTTAGCCCTGCTTGAAATGCGGCTGCTCTTACTGCGTTGTATGCGTTGGCGGCCAGCGGGTGCAATTTGCCAAACGGTTTAACGTCTACCAATAGGCTTGCTGGTAGTTCTCCGGGTTTAACGTGTGCCAAATTAGTTGGCAACACAAGTTTTTTAATCGGTGGGTGCATTGGTGCCGGGCTTGCTTTTAAGGCCGTTTGACGCAACTAGGCCGCTTAGTGTGCCAGTAAGAAAAACTAGCAACGTGCTTAAAAGGTCAATTAGTTGCGCGTCGGTTGGTGCTTGCTCGGTTGGCTGATCTACAAACAAAATGCCGTAGATAAATGCCATAACGGTAAAAGAAAAACATATTGCCATTAAACGGCCAACAAAAACAATTAGCCCGGCGTGTTGCTGTTCGGGTGTTTTAGTCACAGGCTGCCTTAGTAAAGCATTGGTACTCGATATTTGTTTTAGAAACTGTGCAACCACTACAACCCCAAACTACTACGGCAATTAAAAGCGCGTAACCGATCATGTAACGCCATTTCATTAAAAGCCCGGTGTTGGCGGGTAATTAGGGTCTGCGTCTAATTCGGCGCTTTTGGCCTCTATTGCAGCGTTGGTAGGGCGTAGTTTTGGGTCGTCTAACCACTCTAAATTGTCAATGTTGCCCGGTTCATTTAGGCGCCAAGTTGTACCCGGTGCAAGTTCATGTACCGCGTTACCTATGTTCGTGCCGTTGGTTGGTTTAGTCATGTTATGCAATCCGCCTAATTAGCAACTGTGAGTAAATTTCGCTGTTCCCAAAACTTTGCGCCGCACCAAGCCCGTTTGTATTAACTGTTAATGAGCAACGGTGTTGTAACTCAAAATTGGTGCTAGCCGTAATTGTTACTATGCCTTCGACTAATGCAATACACGTGTTATTACTTGAAACGTACATTGTTGTTCCAAGTTGTACGGTAGTTGCGGCGGTTGTGTTTTGAATACGTGTTTGGTTTCCTTGCACGTTGAACGCTGGCGCGCGACCCGTAAAATAGTAAGTACCGGCAGGCAAAGTAATAACCGACGAGGCAATACTGCAACCCGTAATGTTATTAACTACGGTTGTGTTTAATGTCCGTTTAACAAAAGAACCGGAAGTAAACCCGCCGCCTTCTGTGCCTGACGCTTGGGTTTCGTTAAATATGGCAATGTCTTGAAAATTGTCTACGACGCCGTTCATTTGTGCGGCGGTTAAAACTTGCCCGGCTGTAAAAGTTGTCCAATATGCGGCCATAGTGCTACTTATCCTAAAGCATTGCTGGCGTCAAGTGTGCCATACACGGCGTTATCTAAAATGAGTTCATAAATAATAACCGTTGGGGCTGTGTAGTAGGTGACGCGGTGGCCGGTCACAAAATCTATGCGGTGTTCTATGCCTTCAATACTTAATTCTTGGGCTACGGGGCCACCGGTAAGGGTGTTTTCTATTGTGATTGTGTCGCCAATGTCTACTAGGGCTAGGTTTTCGCGTTGTGCCGTAGTGAGCATTAAGTAATCGGTTTGTACGCCGGTGTAGGTTGGCTCGGGTTCACCTACCAAAAGGTAGTTTGCAAGGTCTAGCGCTGCCGCGTCGTTGTGTAAAAGGCTATCTGTAATGCTTGTGCTTTGGATTAGGTACTTGGCTTGGCTGGCTAGATCGTCGGCTACTTGTGGGCTGGTTGCGCCTAGGTGGGTAATGCTGGCGCGGTTTATGATCTGATCGGCGTTATAGGTTATGGCCAAATTGTTGTATGGGGTGTTTGTGCCGTCGTCGTGAAAATCAGCAACACTTCCGCTTAGTGTGGCACCTATTCGAGCATCAAAATTTATTACCCCTGTGCGCGACATAAAAATACGGCCCTGCTCGGCAGCCTGTATTTGGTCAATGTATGCCTTTACGTTGGTGCCGTCGGCAACGGTGTAAGCGGCAGCACCGCCTAGGGTTTGGGTTCCGGTAGCAATATTTCGGCTGGCTGCCGGGTAAGCAACCTCGGGTAAATCCAACACCGCTGTTAGGCGGGCGCTGCTTAATTCCTCGGATACGTTAAATTCTGCCATTGTGGTTTGGGCGAGTAAATAGAAATCGTCGGCGCAATACACGGTAACCATGTTGTTGTTTCCTAATTCGTAGGAATAGTCATAGTTCACAATCTGCCCTACAAATAACGCTATAAACGTATTGGTGCTGTCGTAACGGCCAAACGATACGCGACGCAATGGGGCTAACGTGAATTGCCCGGCAGGGTCTACATACGGGCTGTTTGAGTACAGCGGGTTTAATATTCCACCTGCAAGAGTGTCGTCTAAAGTAAACGTCATTGTGCCGGCGCTGAACTGGTCGCCTATTTCGCGACGCCCACGGTTTACGCTTACCGCTTTGCTGTACTCAAGCATTGGGGCAAACTCGCTTACGCCGTCTAAAACAAATTCGGTATTATCTAATACTCCGCGCGTTGGGCTATCCAAGGTAAACGCGTTAAGCATAAACCCAGTATCTATGAATAGTTCATAGTCTCCGCTGGCAACTACCGAGGTAGCCATTAGGCAACCGCAATGTTGGCGGGGCCTGCCGCCCTGTTGTATGCGCGTATTGAATTTATAATCACTTCGCCAGTTTGTGCGGTTGGCACAAGGGTAGACAAGTTAATAGTTACCGCGCCGCTACCTAAATTGGTGCCTTGCCCGTCGGGCCTGCTTGACATTGGAATAACTGCCGGTACGGGTCTAGTAATTGCTTCGCTAAACCCGGCGCTAATGCCCTTTAGGTCTGCGATCTTTAGGCCCTTGGCTTTTAAGCGTTTTTGGGCTTCCGCAAATGCGGCTTCGACACCCTGCAAATATGACTTAGCGTTATCTACGCCGGCACCAAACCATTGCTGGGCGGCTTGTATGCCAATAGTTGCGGCTGCGTTTTCGGCTGCCATAACCAGGTCGTTAGTTTCTGTAATAGCGCTAGTTCCACCAGCGATTAGTTCGGCTGCAATGGCGGCGCCGCTTTCACCGCCAGCGTCTAACACGGCTTGTAATGCTTCTTGGCTTAATCCCATGCCAAGCAAGGTTTTAACGTCGTTGCCGTATTTAACTATTCCTGCTACTTGATCGCGCAACCCTTGTAGAAACCCGGCGCCTGTTTCGTCGCCTGCTTCTTTGGCGTCGGCAAAACTGAACGCGTCTTTAATGCTGTCGCTTACGCTGGTAGCAAAATCGGTAAACGCTGTTTGTGCGTCGGCCAGTTGGGTTTTTGCGTCGTCGAGTGCGGCCTCTAGGTATTTTTTTAATGCGTCGCTTGCTTCTTTTATGCGGTCTGCCATTTTCTTTGCTGCGTCACCAGCACCGCCAAGGCCCTTGGTAACGGTATCTAGTTTGGGTGTGATCTCGCTTAACTGTGGGCCAAAAGGTTTTACGGTTTCTACCGTGGTTTTGGTGGCGGCCTTAAACGCTAGAAACGCGCCCGCTGCAACTACTAGCCCGGCTGCGATTGCGGCAGCACCAACGCCAATGGTTAGCGCGGTATTGGCTGCGGCAGCCGACGCGGCTAGTGACCAGTTAAGGGCGGTAGTTACTACGGTTACGGCGTTAGCAATTATTTGCGCGGCCTTAAATCCTATTAGCGCGGTACTGATTGCAGCAATAGCGGTACCAACGGCCATAAGGGTACCTACGTGGTCTTGCGCCCATGTACCAAAACTAATGAGGTATGGCAGTACCGCTTCAACGGCTGGCAATAGCGCTAACCCTATGCTTTCCTGTACCTCACCTAATGCGACGCCTAAGCGCTTAAATTTGCCTTCAGCGGTATTGGCTGCCACGGCTGCCGAGCCACCAAATGTTTTAGCCAGCGTGGCCATAACGGTATCGAGGTCTGCGCCGTCTTTAATCATGGCGTACAACTCAGGGCTTAACTGGCGTAGCGCTCTAAAATTTCCGCCATACGCTTTGGCTAACGCGTCGCTTACGCTGGCAAGGTCTGTACCTGTGCCGGCTGAAATATCCATAGCCAGTTGCAGGGCCTCGTTGGCTGTTGCTAAATCTTTGGTGCCTAAAATTAGTGAGGCGTAGGCCGGGCGTAACTGATCGTCGGCCACGCCAGTAGCCATTTGCATAGCGCTAATTTGTTTTTCGGTTGCCGCTACTTGTGCGTCGGTAGCACCTACGACGTTTTGCAGGGTCTTGGCTAATTGGGCTTGCGCGGCGCTGTCCGCAACGGCGGCTTTAATGCTGTACCCAGCGGCCACGGTAAGGGCGCCCATGGCTGCGACGGCTGGCAAAAACGCTTTACCCGCAATAAACCCGGCGCGCTCTGAATTAGTCTCGAGCGCTTTTAGTTGGGTAATGGCTTTCTTAAATCCGTCGCCGTCAAGGCTTGAAATAATCGGTATGTTAATTGCCATGGGTTACCGCCAGTTTTCGGTTTAATCTCGCACTTACCGCGTCTACGATCTCTAACACTTTTTGTTCCACCGCGCCACGGTTATTTTCTACTGCTTTATCTATTGCACGTGGTTGCGGGCCTACCTCGGCATTTAGATTGCTAACAAACATACTGTTTGTGTTACGCCCGGCATGGTCATAGATTGCGCCTGCTGCGTTGGCCTGTTGAATAACCATTAACTGGTAAGGCTTACTACCAAATACCACCTGCTCTTGGTGGGTTATTACTCCGTCGGTAGTGCGGTTAAAATTCACGTAACGCTCTTTGCTGGCGCGCACCCCAACTTTTACCTTAAAACCTTTTTGTACTGCGTCGGTACGCCATGACGTTTCGCGGCCTTTAATCAAATTGCCTCGAACCATACCCGACAACGGGGCGCCGTTTTGTTTGCTGTTATCAAAATGGGCAACCATGCTACGCGCTTCGCTAATGATCTGTTCGCCCGCGCCCTGTATGTCTTTGGTTACTTGGCGGCGGTATTGTTTATCAAAATCGTTTAACTCTTTTAACGCCTCTTTAATGCCTAATACTTGTACTGACGCGCGCGCTGGCATTACTTACCGCCGCGCTGTTTGTTTAGTATTTCAATGGTGGCGTGCATATCGTCTAACTCAAATGTTACTTCACTAGGCCAAAACCCTGTGGCTACTAAAATTTCGGCCAGCGCTCTACGCACCGTGCCGTTTAGGCTTTTGGGTCTGCCTGCTCTACCACTTCAATAGACGCCAGCAAGTTAATAAACTGGTCAAGTGTGCCGGGTACGGTAGTGCCGCTTAACCGTGTTGCCTCGTAACACAAATAGGCTAAATCCTCGACGCCAACGCCTTGCGCCATTTCTGACGCCTTGCGCTTAAATTTGCGTTCCCAACTAACAATGGTCATTAAGTTAGTCGTTACTTCATTTGTGCTGCCGTCGTTAAACGTAGCCTTAAGTCGTAATTGCATTATGAACCTGCTTTCGTGTCGGGCCGTTGCCGGCTTTAATTAAACTTCAACTACCGAGTACACCCCACCGGTAAAGGTTACACTTACTTCTCCGAGCGAGCCTAGGGCCATTGTGTATGGTATGGCTTCCAAGTATGCCCCGGTTAGTGTCATGGTTGGATTGGTGGCAGTACCCGGGCTGGTTGCTGACGGCGACCATGAAACGGTTACTTGTGTGCCTACCAAACTTTTTAGCGTGGCGTAGGTTTCTGACGTTGCAAATGACGCGTAAAGGTCAAGTTGCAAAGTTGAATTTTCAAGGCCCGACGTGTAAACGCGTGACGTTGAACCAAACGCGGTGCTTTCCAATGCTTCAATGGTGCGCGTAAAAACCAAGCCATGGCATTGGTCTTGCAGCGAAACGCTGTTTACGGTTACGTTCGGGTTGCTTAGGTAGGTGCTGGTTGCCATAGTGCTTTAATCCTTTGGTGTGTTCTTGCTATTAGTTTTAGCAGGTTTTGGGGTTTCGTTTGCGGATTGCTGAATTAGCCCGCCTTCGACTAGCGCGGCCACGTTAATACCGTTGGCCTCGGCGCCGTCGGCGTCGTATTCTGTGCCGGGTGTACCGAGCCTTGGGCTAATGATCGTGTAACGCATGGGGTGTAGTCCTAACTGGTTTGGGCTTGCATTTCTATAGTTAAATCATAGGCTGGCATTTCGGCGCCACCGATTATGGCAATGGTTGGGCGCCCGCTGGTTACTGCCACGTTTTTGCCTAGCACCAAACTGGCTAGGTGCATAAGGTTGCGTTGCGCGTCAAGGTTGCCCGGCCCAAGGGTAATAATGCGTACCGTGTAAGTCATTTGCACAATGTTTCCCCCACCGCCATACACGCTAAACGTGGGGGCGTCTATAAACGCGCATGGCGGCACAATGTTGCGGGGGTCTGTTACCACTTGCAAACCAGTGACCGTGGTTAGCGTGGCAGCGAGATCGTCTAGCGCCTCATTAAATAGATCGGTGTAAGCGACTGGCATTATGCGACCGCTGGTTTAGGGATACCCAAAAGCATTTTAATTGCCGGGCTTAAACCAACCGACGCGCCAGCGCTCATACCGTCAAACGTGGCAAAATCTGTTACCGCGCCACGCTGCCTATAAAAGAAACCGCCAAGCGAAATGGTGCCTAGGGTTACTTGGCCATTTGGTGACGTGCTAAGGCTGTCTATGTAACCGGCCTCTTGGCGTCGAGTAAACGCAAGGCTGTTAGCCGCTAAAGCGCATTGGGTTAAAAACGCGGTATCTAATGCCGACGCTGTACCAATACCTAGCCAATCCTCAATTTGCGTGGCTGTAATCCACGTGCAAGTTTCGGTAAAAGTAATGGTGCCAGTCGAGGCGGTGCGCTGTACGTCGGTACCGGTGCAAGCGTAAAGCACTTGGTTGGGTACTGGTATTTCGTAATTGAAAAGTAAATCGCCCTCATTGTCTACGCCAATAAACAAATATTCGGGTTTTTCATAACAAACAAACGTGCCATTAAACGGCGCTGCAACTGAACCAACCGTAAAGGTTCCACCTACAACTAAATCGTTAGGTGTAAGTGTTTGCAGCACCGCATAATTGCTAAGTAACTGTTTATGTGTGACCGTGTAAGCGGCCATAACTGGCCTCTTTTCCGATTATCAGACGAACTTAACGAACTTGGTAGCGTCTGCCATAAACGCTGCTGCGTAACCGCGGTAAGCGATTGTGCGGCCAAGCGTGCTTGGTACGTCTACCGAGATTGCACCCTTTTGCTGTTCGTAGAATTCGAACCCTGCGGCTGGCCCTGCGGCGTGGCCCATAAATGAACCCGGCGCGTTTTTGTCTACTACCAAAACCAAGCCAAGTGGGTTGCCGTTCCATGAGGCAGCGGACAATTCGCCCGGTGCGTTCATTGCGCCGATCTGTGGGAATACTGGTCGGCCTGTGCTGTCTACCAATGCGCCAAGTGCTGCCCATGTTGCAGGGGTTACAACCATGTGCGTTGGCAAGTAGTTGCTGCTTGCGCTGATCTGACGCGCACCGTCGTAAATTGCTGCAATCCAATCGGCTGGGTCTGACGTGTCTGCAACGCTGGCGGTTTGTGAAATTGCAGCGTGGCAAGTGTCTACGGCGTAGTTGTCGGTTGCTTGGCCGTAAGCGATTGCCAACTGGTTAAGCACAATGTTAATGCTTGCTGGGTCTGTCCAATCAAGGTCTTGCTCTGACATGGTGACGTAGGTTCCAAAAGTCAATTTGGAAATGTCATTATTTGCAACGGTAACCGTGCTTGGGTCAAGCGTGTTCAACTCGCCTGTTGGCTGTTGCGTTACTACTGGTCGCACCGTAATTTTTGGGCGGCGAAATGTTGCACCACTCTGCGGCATTGCACGCGTACCGATTGCGGTAACAAATGGTCTGATCGGGTTAAGCCCGTCATACACGCTGCCAGTAATAATTTCTGGCAAAATGCCCAAAGTGTCTGAAGTCGTCACGTTAGGCGCTGCCGCTTGAATACGTGCGTTCATTTCTGCAATTACGCTGCCGCCTTGAATTGTTGCAGCGATAAATTCGCCGGCTGTTGGCAACTTAAAATTACGTGCTTGCGCGTACAATGGTTGCGCCATTGGTGCCGCTTCGATTACTGCTGGGGCTTCTACTGGCTGTGACATTTCTTTAATCTCCTCTACGGGTTCCTGTTCACTATTTAACACTACTTCGGTTTCCTCTTGGTGGATACTGGCCGCCACGCGATCTACCGACGCGCCAGCAAACGCACCAAATGGCACAAGGCTTAATTCTTGCCATGACGCCTCGGCAATTACCATGGTGCCGTTTTCGTCGTAACTAAATTTAGTTGGGTTTACCCCAACGCTTACCGCGTCTAAAACGCCGTCTGCAGCCAATACCAGCGCCTCGTTACCTAGGCTGGTTTCGCTAATTCGGGCCTCGTACATCATGCCGCCGGGTGTATCTACCATGGCTGTAACCAAGCCCACGGCCTGCGTGCTGTCATGGCCTAAATACAGTTTTGGCATTTTGCCACCGGCGTTTAGGCTGCCCGGCAAAAACATTACTTTGGTGCCGTCGCTTACCGTTGCCTCGACGTTGTAGGGCAGCGCCAACCCGGCAAGGGTGCGGCGTGGCATGCCGTCGGGGCCGGCTGCGTCAAGCGTTAATTCCTGTTGGGTTAATTTAAGCATTGGGCATTACTCCGGTTTCTGCGGTGTCGTTTATTTCTACTTCGCTGTTATCCAATAAATAGTTTTCGCTTAGGTAATCGTCAATATCAAACTTTACGTATGTTCCACGGGGTAGCACATTGTCGGCGCTAAGTGTTTCGCTAATACAATCCATAAACAATTTGGCGCCAAACATGTAAAGGTCTTGGCGTGCTTGCGTGCTGTTTTGGTAACTGTATGAACCAGTAGCAACACCAAGCAAATATGGTGGGCAGTTTGCTAAACGTGCGATCTCAAGCGCTTGGTACTCTGACGCTTCTACCAGCATTTGTTTGCTTGGGTCTGTGGTGGTTTCTGTGTAGGTTACAAATTCGTTTAACGCTGCAACGGTGTTAGTTAGTCGCGCTGCCTCAAACGATTGGCTTAACTGTTGCAATTCCTCGGCGCTTAAAGGCTCGCCGCCAACTTGGCGCAATACGCCGTTTGGCAAACTGTTAGCGGCTGATCGTAACCGGGCGCCTTCAAGTTTTAGCGACGTCAAAACGGCGTTAGGGCTAGTAAATAACAAACCTTGTATAGGGCTAATGAATTGCACTACGTCGCGGTGGTCTACTGGCAAACCGCTAAACATAATTTGTTTAGACGGCGCAAAAAATACTGGGCCTGCTTGGTCTTGGGTAAGCACCATGGCGCTAGGCATACGTTGAAACGCGCTAGGGAAACCGTCGGCGGTGCGTGCTGTGATCGCTAGAAATGCGCGTTGCGTAAAAAATAGATCATCAAATAGCCACGCAAATAATGTGCTATTTGGTAGTGCAGGGTCTAAACGTCGCAACCAACTGCGGGGTGCTATTTCTATTTGCTCTAGTTCGCGGTCTACCGGGTTCCAAATTTCGTTATACATTTTTAGCGGCGTGCAACCAATGACGCTGGCCAAAAGGTCACGCGCTCGAGTAATTGCCGGCACACTCATTGCGCGTTGGCGTGTGTTGCCTTGCGTGTACGCGTAGAAATTGTCTATTTGTGACATGCCAACATTACTGCCGGCGGCGGCCTTTACTACTGGTTGCGCGGCGTCGGTAATTGCACGGTTGAAAAGGGCCATAGGTTTAGTTTGCCATATCTGTTAAATGTTTGGTGGCACCGGCTGGGTCTAGATCAGTTCCCGACGAAAAGGCTAGATACAACCAACCGGCGCCGTAGGCAACATTAGCGGTTAGCGCTAACAATTATCGGTTTGCCCATTGCGGCGGGTTTGCCAGCCAACGCAACTGCAAACACTAAAGCACGTGCCATGCAAATTGGGCCGGGTGATCGTTGGCTAGATATCACTATATTGCCGTTATGTTTTACCAGTACGGCGCGCTCGACGTGTTCGCTTAATAAATGTTCGCCGTTATGCAATAGGCGGCCTTCGAGAATTATTGACCTTGCGGCGGCAGTCCAACGGTTTAACTCACGGTAACCAACGATCACGCTACGCCGGCTTAAATGCGGTGGGCAATGAACCTCTAGCGACGGCACAATAGCCAGTTTTAGGTTTGGTGCGTTTGCTATTTCTATTTCAACATGGCGCCACATTTCGGCCATAGTGTCGGCTACAAACGCGGTTACAACGTGGGTTTTAGTTCCCGAGATCACAGCGCGCACCCCATAAAATTGCGCGTTATCCTCGCCAACTTCTACGGCTAAAACACCGCCAGCGGGTGCGGTATCTGTGGTTAAACATGCGGCAAACTGGCCCGGCTCAAGCCAACCAGCGGCAGTTGCTACCCAAGTATTAACCGACGATCTTAAAAACGCGTTGCGGTTTGGTGCTTCGCTTTCGCCTTGGATTACTGACATTTCTAACGTGTGGCCTAAAGCGGGGTTTGCATAAGCCCACGCTGCCGGCGTCATTAAATCCATGGTTGCCGGGTCGGGTGACCACTCCGCAAAATACAGGCTGCCGGGTTTGCCGTCATCTATTGCCCGTAAACCTTGCTCACGCCAACGCAACATGGCGGTACTGGTTTGGTCTCCCGCGGTACTCCACATGCTGCATAACGGGTTTTTGCGTGCGCGCTGTGTAGGCAATAAACCTTGGTCTATGGCTTCCTCTGAAACCGCCCATGCCTCGTCAATTATCAAAAGGTCTACGCTGTAACCGTGACCAGCGCCCGGCGTTGCCGCCCTAACATGCCATACGCTGCCGTCGGGCATAGTGAGTTTTTGCCGGCCATAACTCCACGACACCACGGCCCCAAACTTGGCTTCGAGTACTGGCGCCAAATAATTAAATAGCGCGGTAGATAAATCTAATTTGTGGGCAACGCTAATAACGGTTTGCGGTTGGCCGCGCTCGTTACCTTGCGTGGCAAGCCACCAACCAATAAGGCTGGCAATAGCAACGGTTTTACCGTTTTGCCGGGCAACTGAAACCAGCGAAACTCGAGGCCGTGTTCCGTCATTACCCACACACGTTTGGCCATGCAATGCACGCAACTGCCACGGCATTAAATCCACGCCCAAAATGTTTTTAGCAAAAGCCCCAATGTCGGTAGCGGCTGATCGGTCGCCACTGTGCGTGGTCGTTTCCAATCGGGGTAAATCGTGGCCAGTTAGCGCCAGTTCGCTAAAACCCTTATGGGATATAGAAAAGGGGGAGACGGGGGCTTCTCTTGTTTCCCCAAAAAAACGCTGTGAGTGG